AGTGCTTCGCCGACAGCGAGGAGCCGCTCACCTCGATCCATGAGAAGGTCGACAAGGCGATGGCCGTGGTCGACCGGCAGAAGGCCAAGTACAAGGCCCGCGACCTCCGCGCCGAAGTCGCCAAGATGGAGCGCACGCTTCGCCAGCTGGAGGAAGACCTCGCCCGGCTCGAAGCTGATTTCGAGACCAACCAGCAGGCGCTCGACAGCCGCGCCGCCGAGTGCGTCGCGTCGATCACGGCACTTCAGGACGAAGCCCATGCGCGCGGACGGGCACAGCCGGTTGGCGCGAACAAGTCCAACGAGCGGGCGCTCCAGCAGGAAATCGAGCACCTCAAGGAGCAGAAGGCCAAGGCCGCCGCCGAACGGGCGCAGGCCCGCGCCAACACGGCGGTCAACATCGGCCGCTACCGCGACGAAATCGACAAGGCCAACGAGCAGATCGCGGAGTGCGAGGCGCTCATCGGCGAGGGAGGCTAGACCGTGCCGTTGCAGGCGACACAAATCGTATCGCTTGCGGCACAGGTCGCAAATGTGCCCGGCTTCACCGCGCAAGCCGGGCAACTCCTGAACATGATCCTGTCGGACCTGTGCGAGACCTACGACTTCGACCTCGCCAAGAAGACGGTCACGATCAACCTCGGTGTAAGTTCGGGTCCATACCCGCTCCCCGCCGACTACCTTCGCGCGCTTCGGGACGACATTTTCTACACCTTCAACGGGGTGCCTTACCCGCTGGTTCCGGTCGACTTGTCGGAGTGGGATTCATACCCGCAGCAGGCCGGTTTCAACGCCTATCCGACCGCCTACGCCACCGACATGAGCCAGTCGCCGCCCGTGCTTTACGTGTGGCCGTCCGCGAACGGCCAGCTGCCGCTGACGATCCGGTACTATTCGCAGATGCCCGACATCGCGCAGCCCGAGACCTCCTCGGTGGTGCCGTGGTTCCCCAACCAGGACTATCTCATCACCCGCCTCGCGGGCGAGCTTATGCGCATCTCCGACGATGATCGCTACGAGGCGTTCCTCGGCTCGGGCGATGCCGGCGCGCAGGGCATCCTCAGGCGCTATCTGGAACTGAAGGACGACAGCGAGACCCGCTCCAAGCGAGTGACCCTCGACAAGCGCTTCTTCCGCCCACGGTGGGGTGCCCTGAAAAACACGAAGTCGATCGGCTTCTGACGTGGGCCTCCGCAACAAAGTCCCTGTCACCATCAGGCCGAAAGGGCTGAGTGACGCGCAGGACGGCACCAACGCCTTCCCCGGCGCGATGGTGAGCTTGCAGAACCTCGTGCTGGCCTACCACACGTCGAGCGTCTTCGTGCCGCGCCCGGCGGCGGTGAAGGTCATCGACTTCGCGAACGCGACGCCGAGCAACCCGAACGGCGTCATCTCCGAAATGGTCGTCATCGGGAGCCGGGCATACGGCATGGTCTCCTCGGCGCAGTTCGCCGGCAAGGACGAACCTTTCTGCTACGACCTCGGCTCGAATAGCTTCATCGCCATTTCCGGCGTCACCAGTGCGCTCCTGCCCGCGTCGCCGAACACGACCGGCGATTGGGTGCCCCCGGTGATGCGCGCCATCACCAACACCTACATCGTCTGCACGCACTCGGGCTTCCCCGGTGGCGCGAGCCCGAGCCCCTACTTCGGCTGGATCGACACCAGCAGCTACGCTCAGAATGTCATCGGCAACGTCACCAGCGGCTCGAAGATCATCTCGTCGCTGTACACGACCGTCGGCAATTCGGCGCCCATCCTTCAGGGCGTGCAGCCGGGCCAGCTTATCACCGGGGCCGGGATCCCCGCTGGCGCCTACGTCGTCAGCTGCGCGAACGGCACCTTCAGCCTCAATACCACCGGCAACACTCACGGGACGACCACGCTCGACGGGCTGGCGTCGGTGGCTGGCGTGGCGCCGGGGATGACCGTCAGCGGCGCTCAGTTCGCGCCCGGCACCTACGTTGCGAGCATCAGCGGAACGACCGTCACGCTCAGCCAGGCGGCGATCGGCACCGCGACGGCAACGCCGGTCAACTTCGCGGGCGGCGGCTCGATCACGATGAGCGTCAATGCGACGGCGAGCGCCAACGTCGAGACCATTGCCATCTCGGGCGGGACGCCGAGCGCGCCGCGATGGGGAGCAGGGAACTTCAACACCAACCCGCTCACCGTCGTTCCGACGTGCTGCTACGGCTTCAACAGCCGCAACTATGTGGGCGCGGGTCCGTACCTCGTTTTCTCCGACCCGATCATGCCGTTGCAGGTGTCGGCCGCGACGCAGGCGGTGCTCGTCGGCGACAACACCGACATCACCGCGCTCGCGGGCGTTCCGCTCACCTCGCAGCTGACGGGCGGCATCCAGCAGTCGATGACCGTCTTCAAGGGTGCCGGCACGCTGTGGCAGGTGACGGGCGACGCGGCATCCAGCAGCTTCGGGCTCAACGCCGTGGCGGGCTCGGTCGGCACGCTGGCGCCGCGCTCGATCGTCGGCACGCCGAACGGGACCACCTTCCTCGCGGTCGACGGCCTTCGCGTGCTGACGCTGGCGGGTACGCTGTCGGAGCCGCTGAACGTCGACGGGCAAGGCGTTGCGATCCCGTTCCTCAATGCGCTCTACCCCTCGCGCATCGTCGCCGCCTACGCCGAGAACATCTACCGGGCGACCGTGCAGGACGCGTCGCAGGCTGGCAACCCGACCAGCGAGTACTGGTTCGACATCAACATGCGGGTGTGGACCGGGCCGCACACGATCACCGCCCGCGCGATCCAGCCCTACATTTCGGGGGCGTCGTTCCTCCTCGCGCCGGTCGGCGTCAACGGCCAGATTTGGCGGAGCGACGCGATCCCGAACTACAATTCGAGCTACGTCGAGAACGGCTCTCGGCTGCAATGCCAATACCGCACCGTGCTCCTGCCCGACAACCAGGCCGAGCGCTGGAACAAGGTCATGCAGGGCACGCTCGTGATGGCGCTCGGCAACGCCGATTTCGTCAACGTCGAGGCCGACGACGACCGTGGCACGACGCTCGGAGCGTGTGCGTTCAACGGGCAGGCGGCGGCGGCCACCTTGTGGGGAGCGTCGCAGTGGGGGTCCGGTACGTGGGGCGCGGCCCTGTCGCTGCTGCGCGAATATTTCCTGAAGTTCCCGAACCCGCTGGTGTTCCGGCAGGCGCGCGTCAGCGCGAGCTTTCAGGCCGGTGCGGGGCAGGCCATCGGCAACCTCTATTTTTCGGTTCAGCCCGTCAACATGAACGACGTGTGAGACAGACATGCCAGTAGCAAACGGCCTCGCCCTCCCCAATCCCATCTCCAACGGAACGACCAACGACGCCGTGCCGGTGATGGCCGATTTCAATTACCTGCTGGCCGCGCTGAACCGCGCGCTGCTCGACGCTGGTGGCGGCGCCGGCATGAACGCGCAGGCGACCCAAATCCACAACCTCGCCAACGGCACGGCGGCCAATGACGCGGTGAACCTGTCGCAGCTCAACGGCTATGCGCTGCTCGCCGGGTCGACGTTCACCGGGCCGGTCTCGATCACTTCGACGCTCGGAGTGACGGGGGCGACGAGCCTCGCCGCGATCACGGCTTCGGGGCTCATCACCGGCAATGCCGGGGCGGTCATCACGGCGCTCACTCCGACCTCTCGGGCGGTCATCCTCAACGGCGGCCTGACGGGCGCGGGCGGCGGCTCGAGCGCGCTGCTGGCGATTTCGGACCCGCTGAACAACCTCGGCGCGGGTATCCTCTTCACTGGCGACGGGACGCACCCGAGCAAGATCGTCCGCGCGCACAGCGGCGCGCTCCAGGTGGTGAACGATGCCAACACGGCGGTCATCTTCCAGCTCGACGACGCGAGCAACCTGTCGATGCTCAACGCGGTCTCGGCGACGACCCTATCGACGACGAACCTCATCGCCAGCGGCCCGCTGACGCCGGGATCGGCCGCCAACTGCCCCGGCTTCCTCGGCATCCCGGCAGTCACCAAATCGGCGAACTACACGCTGGCGATTGCCGACGTCGGCACCGCGATCAACTTCACCTCGGGCAACTGCACCATCCCGGCGAACGCCTCGGTCGCGATCCCCGTCGATAGTGTCGTCCTCATCACCAACCTCAATGCGGCGTCTATGACCATCGCGATCACCACCGACACGCTCACTTTGTCGGGGACGACCACGACCGGCACCCGCACGCTCGGGCCGAACGGAGAGGCGCGGCTTCGCAAGGTGAGCGCCACCTCGTGGCTCATCGCCGGGACGGCGCTCTCGTGACCGGCTTCGCCAGCGCGATGATGCTGGCCGGTGTCGCGGTCAAGCTGCTCCCCGATAGCATCGTCGCGAACGCCACCGCGCCCGCGAACGCTGGCGGCCAGATCAATGTCAACAGCAACGGCACCGTCACGGATTCGCAGGGCACGAACTACAAGTGGCTCCTGAACGGCGTGAACAGCGCGTTCGAAATCCGCGCCACGCTCCAGTCGAGCTCGGGCGTGTCGTCGCAGAGCGGCACCTACAACGCGTGGACGAACCTCGGCACCACGCAGTCCTGGAGCTTCGCGCGGGCAGGCACGGGGGAAGCCCTTGCCGCCGTGCTTCTCGAAATCAGGCCAACTGGCGGCACGGCCCTCGCGAGCGCCGTCATCAATTTCGATCTGACGGTGAGCTGATGACGACCCGGAGTACCCCGACGCAGGAGTTGGGCGAGCGTATCGCCGCACTGACCGCGAGCTTTGAAGCCGAGAAGGACTACCAGCACGACCGCTGGCATAAACTCGCCAACGACCTCACTCCGCTTTCCAAT